CATTATGGGAAGAAAAGGGGGATTTTCATGCCCGGGTGGAGGGCAAAACGTTGCCCATGGAACTTTTCTGCTGCTTTAATTAGCATTTGTATCATGTTGTCTTCGTCATTATGGTCAACCCGTAACCATTCTTTTGCTTCATCAACAGAAATTATCAAATCTCACCACCCCATTAAGGGGATGGGGATATTACTCCCCATCTTTTAATTTTTCTAACTCAGCAATCGCATTCTGTTTCCCTTTGACTTTTTCACCGTTCGGTAACTCGTAATAACCGCCACCAACGTGTTTAAGGCCGTCTTCATCATCTTCATTTTTGATTTCTTCGTCACTTTCTTCGTCGTTTTCTTGTTTTATTTCTTTTCCAATGTAGCCCCATTCTTGAAGGTATTTTGCTCTTTTTTCATCTTCTGTGAAGTATTCAGCACCTTTACCAAAGAGATCGCCGGTATACTTATCACGGAAAGGTTTAATCACTTCATAACTCGGCAATTTCAACCCCACCTTTCATTAGACAGTTTGAGTAACATCTAACTGACCAAACACCGCAGTTCCTGTATCCCAAAATTTATAGTCATCACGAATGATTGTACGAAGGTTAGTTGTATCACGAATAAAAGCATCTCCACCTTCTTTCGTACTTGCTAATTCGAAGAAGCGACGGTTGAACAATACAATCAATTGCTTTAGATCACCAATAATAAATGGTGCAAGTAATGTAGTGGTACCTTCTGTTTTTAAGAAATGATTCGATGCAACAACAACAGGACGTCCTTTAAATAGTTTGCGTCCTGGTTGAGTTGGGTCTTCTTGCAATAAGTAACGACCATTTGTATCTTTTTGCTCATCTAACCAATGGTATCCGTCTTGGTTGGTTAAGATAATGCTGTTTGCACTAACGGCTGGGTCCAGATCAACGTTAAGAACCTTTTTAATATCATCAAAGTTTGCTAATTGTTTCTTTGTCATAGTATTTAATAGGTTGATGATGTGATAATTTCGAGTGACAACTGCCTTTTTACTGATCCAGTTGGTCACATAAGCAACAATATTCTGGTCCGTATCAGCGATTAATTCGTTCGTCAAAGGCAAAATACCCCCACGCTTTTTCAACGAGTAGCTGACAGGAACGAATTTTGGATTATCGATCGTCTGAAATTCTCCATATTCCTCTACATCGGCAAACGGAACCATATCCTCATCTTTTTCGAGAACCCGAGAGCCGCTAAGAGCAGTAACATTTTGAACGTTCACGTACTGGGAAAGATCGTTAAAATCCCGCATAAGCGTATAGATCGTCGTTTGAATGTCTTGAGGCAAAATAAGACCGGAATCTCCGTCTGTTTGTCCAACGACACCGCCAGTATGCATAACCGCTCTTTTTTCGTACTCCTTAATAATGCTTCGCTCGTCAGACGATACCGGGCGACGGCGAATAGCTTTCATAAAGATTTGACGATATTCTTTCTCCAGTTCCGCATCTTCACGGGATTCCACCGCAGGGACACCAGTATCGATTACCGTACCGCCACCTAAACCTAAAGCGTTGCGTTCTTCATCTTCTAAAGATTTTTGCAGCTGAATTTTCTTTTGCAGCGCACGGACATCTTCCATGCGTTTTTCCGCTTCGTCTACCTTGTCCTCCCCTAAAAGAGAACGGACCTCCGCTTTCATTTGCTCTAATTTCTGTAACATTTCGCGTAATTCTTTGCTCATATACGTTCAACCTCCTAAGTTTGTTAGAAATAAAAAAGAGCCGATTACATCAGCTCTAATTCCAGCGATAATTTTCGTTTTTTGTACTCATTAGAGGCACGTTTTTGCTGTTCACGGTATTCGTCAAGTGAACGAACAGAAATTTCGTTTGCAGGATATGCAGGGAATGCAACAGGAGAAATCTCATACAATTCCGCATCTAAAATGGAACGTTTATAGATTTTTTCCCCGTTCCGTTCGATTTGAGACCATTTATCCTTTGTAACAATCATTCCAAACGATACGCCATCCACGTCCCCGCGTTTAATCATTTCCCAAGCATCGTTTCCTACAGTAGTGTTCGGTAAATCTAACTCAAAACGCAGCTCTTTCTCCGTACTCTCAAGGCGTAATGTTCCACTCTTTGTGCTTCCTAACACTTTCGATGTGTCATGGGACCATAAACCGACGACTCCACGTGTTTTTAAGCTTTCATCGAATGCACCAGCAGCAATTTCTTCAACAAATTGATCGCCCCACCAATCGCGCATGACTTGGCTTTCCGTATTGTACTTGATTGCGCCTTTTATCGTACGAGTTTCTTCCCCTTCGCCGGCTTCACGAATCTCCAAAGTCACCGGAAGCGCCCGAATTTCCTTGGTTTTCTTCATCTTTTGTTTGTTTTCCACCCCCATCACCTCCTTTCAAATATTGCTGGCCAGCCATCGTTAGAGGGATCACATTTCCGTTAAACAAAAGCTGATCGCCACCAGGAAGAGGCGGTTTTTCCTCGAGCGCCCTTGCCTCATTTGGTGTGATAAATCCTTTTTCAACTCCAATTCCGTAGGCTTCATATCTCGTTTTAATATCAGCGCGTAGGATGCTGTCGACGTTAAATTTCACGTAATAACCAGCCTCTAATTCGCTGTCCAAGAACAATTTATACGTCATTTCCTGTTCATACATGGTCAAAATCGGGAGCAACGTATCCACATAGAATTGTCGCTGCTGTTCGCCGACGTTGTGGTGCGTCGCACGGCTCAAATCATTCAGCTGGTGCATCTTAATACCGAATGCCGTGGCGATCTGACGAATCGTAAGTTCCGTATTTTCAATAAATTGTGCATCTGACATCGATAAACTGATGGGCTTAAATTCGTATCCAATCGGCATTAATGCAATGCGATGGCTATTTTTAAGCCCTGAAGACATTTCTTCAAATTTTTCGCGGAACTTTCTTTTGGCATCCTCATTCAAATCTCCAACATATTGCACAATCCCTTTCACTTGGAGCCCTTGCTTGTAAAAATTATTGATAAATTTCTCTGCTGAAGCCGCGTTTTCCACTGTCATGCGAAGATAATCAAGTGGGGGGATACCTACAATTCCGTCTAGCGTAACCCCGCTTTTAAAATGCAGAATTTCGTCTGGCATCAGCTTTCTCTTTTCTGAGCCAACATCGACCTCATACCAAATTTTATTTTTACTGTTGAACAAGCCAACATCATCAATCCAGATTGTCACTTTCGACGAATCAATCGGCCAGAGGCCTACAATTCTCCCTTTTTCATCTGTTTCAATGTTTACATAGGCATTGCCATAGGTATTTCGCTGCGTTTCATTGCATTTGGCATAGTCAGATGCCGACATATATGGGTTCGGCCGAAGCTTTAAAAGTCTATATAAATAGTGCCGCACGGCTTTATTAATGCCGTTTTCATCTTCCTGGTAAATTTTTAGAGGTAATTTTGATACTGACTCAGCGAGAATTTTAATGCATGCAAAAACAGTAGCTACTTTCAGCGCGTTTTTTCCGTAAACATTCACGTCGCCAGGAGAAATGCCAAGAAAATCTAAAAGCTCAGGATCGTTTAGGCTATATTCAATACTTCGTCTTTCCAAGGCTCTTCTGAAAAACATTTAGTATTCACCTCCTTCATGGCGGATAATGCTTAGGTGGATGCAATGCGATAAAGATACCAATTGCTAAAAAAGAGCTGCCGAGCACATATAATCCGGCCGTCACACTCCATCGAAAAGTGGCCAGATTAATGAGCAATAAGCCAACCAAAATAAAAAAATCTTCCGCATAATCACGAAAGACTTTCCGTAATTTGTTCATTTTATCAACCCCACAATCTATCCAAAAAGTCATCGGTCGCAAATTCCGATACATCAACCGATTCGGCATTCGCAAACATCGCACGGGCATGGGCGTTAATCAGTGCAGCAAGAGGGTCAATACGATCAACGCTCTTTGATTTATCCAGCATAATATTTTCTTGGGCGTCTTTTCTCGTGACGGCGTTGCCTACTGCCCATGTCAACACCGGATTATTGTTGTGAATAATCTTCTTTTCAAACACTTTTGTACGGAAATTTTTTGTTGGTTCGGTCAAATAGCGAATCCCCTGCGGAATTTCTACTGTCATGAATCCGTCCGCCTCGAGTTCCTGCATTAAATGCCGCGCGTTGTACTTGTCATAGCAAATTTCTTTCACCAAAACGCCGTATTTTTCTTCAATTGACTTGATATATTCACGCACAAACGTATAATCAACGACCGCTCCCGAAGTGGCCGTAATCCAACCCTGTCGAACCCATTGATCGAACGGCATTTTATCGGTTTTGACCCGCTCATCCAGCTTTTCTTCCGGTATAAACGAGTGAGATAAGACCACGAATTTACCGTCATCCAGTGGGACCTCGATAGAAACGCTCGTAAGGTCAGTGGTTGCAGATAAGTCGACGCCGACATAAGCATCCAATCCGCTGATATCCGGCAGATTTTCCGTACCGCAAGCCGCCCAACGATCAACCGAGATATAGGCTTGCTCCCGCTTATTGATCCATACGTTCATGTTTTTCGTCAAAAAATCGTCCATTTTGCCCGGTTTTTCGAGTGCTTCTTTTAGTTTAGCGCGAATGTTTTCGATTCCTTCCGGGTAGGATGCCGCAATCGGGTTCGCTTTCAGCCACACTTTTTCGTCTTTGATATCGTCAATGAGGTTTCCATTCTCGTCCTTGTCTAATTCGTTCACCATAGCAAAGTATCTTTCGTTTTCCACTGGATCATTCGGATTCAAAAGACGAGAAACATATTGATATTCACTTCGGTAACAAGGATTATTCAGGTTAGTGCCGGCCGTCGTGATAATCATTAGCAATGGCTGCGCCCTGGCGATCATACCGGAATCAAGAATATTGTAAATCTCGTCCGTTTCGTGGGCGTGATACTCGTCAATAATACCGCATTGAGGGTTTAATCCGTCTCCTGTCTTCCGATCCTCTTTGGAAAGTGGCCGGATAATCGAACGGCTTTTAGGATGATGGATTGCCCCGTACTTCACTTCGTATTTTCCTTTCAGTTCAGGGCAACCGGCCAACATCGCCTCGGTTTCCTTCCAAACAATTCTCGCTTGCTCGGTTTTCGTCGCACCGATATATACTTCCGACATGCTTTCCCCAAACGCCATCGCTTCATAGGACGCAACACATGCAAGGCTTTGCGACTTGGCGTTTTTCCTTCCAACCTGCCAATACCCCTTCTTAAAACGCCGGTAGTCCGTATCCTTGTGCACCCAGCCGTAAATATTTCCGAACACAAACACTTGAATTTCATGCGGACGGATATGCTGCCCCTTTAAGACACCTTTTGTATGCTTAAAAAGCGTCATCCATTTGAGAAATCGCATGGCTTTCTTTTCATCAAATATAAATGGGAAATCATCAGTGCCCTCTCGCTCAATATCACGCAAAAAACGCATGCAAGCCCATTTATGTTTTTGACAAGCAACAATACGGCCGTCAATGACATCATGAGAGTAATCGATTAGCCACTGTTTCAGACTCATACATCGCCAAACTCCTGTTCAAAAGGCGTTGGTTGTTTCGGTTCTTCTTTTGGTAAGGCTAGTTTTGCTCTGGCCGCTGGTGTCAATCCAAATTCAACAGCCAGCGATTTCATTTGTTCATGAAGTTGTTTCTTTTTTGTTAGCAATGGATGAGGAACCTTATTCGTTTCCGCTGCCTTATTCGTGTATTCAACCATCAATCCCTCTTCCTCGATGACTTGCGAGCACTTGATGTAATTAGAGTAAGCATCACAATACAGAGCTAAGGCGTGAACATCAACGTTCGTGACTAAGCCGATCTCTTTCAGTTCCTTCACAATTCGCTTGAACTCTTTTTTGGCCACGTCATCTAGCCAATTTGGTGGTCTGACCTTATCATCATTCGGACGCAGCTTCGCCTCGGCCTCTCTACGTGCTTCGATTTCTTTCTTGGTCAAATGTTTCGTCCCTTGAATCAATATCAAATCAACCGGCTTAGCACGTCGACCCATTTTCAACACCACCTTTCGCTGTAAAAAGTCATCGAAAACCATTACCCCCTTTTACGTCAAAAAGGGAATTTTGTGCGCGCTGAGGGGCCCGCGCGGTCCTGGGCGATCCGATTAAAAATTTTTGACCCGCCCCTCCCCATACTTTTTCTTGTCTTCGGCTGTTTTCTTGTTGTGGTGTGCATGGCACAGTGACCGCAAGTTGCTAAGGCTTAATCGTAGATTCCAGAACTGTCTCACCGGTTTGATGTGGTCAACAACATCTGCTGGCGTGATTCGCTTTTCTTCCAGACAGTCTTGACACAGATAATTATCACGCATCAACGCTGCTTGTCTTACTCGTTGCCATTCTTTGCTGTGGTAAAACTCACGCGCTTTCTTATCTCGGATATGTTCATCGTAATATCGATGTCGTTCTGCCTTATCTTGTTGTTCTTTATGCTTATGCTTCTCACAATATCGCCCTTGCGTTAAGTTTGGGCAACCAAGAACAGAGCAAGACCTTTTCGGTCTAGCTGGCATAATACTCACTCCAAAAGAAAAAGCATCCCGAAGGATGCTTTTAAAATGTATTAAAAAGGTAACATGTTAGCCATTGTGGCATTTCTTTTTTCATTGTCTTCCATATCTCTAAAAACATATGGAGCCGTTTTTATAAGCACTTCTTTTTGACACTCCACACGCCTAAAGGGCGTGGGATTCTTGGGTCGTTCGCGTCCTCATCCATTTCTGGTTC